TTTGTATTGATGGCTGAAGGTAATATAGAAGCATCAAAAGATTTATATAAAAATAATCATCACACTAATCCAGATGCAGCAACATTAACTAGACTAGAAAGGTTTTTCCCTCATCGTAAACAAAATATTTATGCTGATACATTTATTTGTTCTCCTAGTTGTACTCCTGATGAACTTTGGATGAAAAAATGTTGTGTTCAAGATGAAACTGATCAAGAGAAAACTCCTGATGATGTTATTAGTGCTCTTAAGTCTAAGGTTACATTTAAAAATGGTGATCAATTATTCAGTTATTTAGATGCAGAGGCTGATCATTTTGAAAAAGTGTTCGGCCTAAATGTTGTTGATGTCACAGATGAAACTGCAAATGTGGCGGCAGGTGATCTTGGTGCATATTCATCATATTATTTTCCACTAAATGAGAAAGCTTTGTCAGCAGGCTCTAACTACAAAGTAATTAAACGCAGAACACTTGGCGTTGGTGGTTTTGGTAATAGGTCTGATTTTTATTTTTATAGGACTGGCGGTGCTGAGCTCACGATACAAGAGGAATGGTTACAAAGTCTTAAGACTGAATTAACTGATAATGCTGAGCATTATAACTGTGATGAATTATGCCAAACTATTGGTGCTTGGAATGTTGGTGGTCACCCAGTATATATCTTAGATTGGTTTGCTTTTACTGGTGATGATAATCTTTTATCAAGTAAAAGTGCATTTGATGTTGTAGCTGGTTTCTCAAGTGGTAATAGTGAGTATGTAGCATTTGGAGTATCATTTAATGATGTTAGAACACAATTTCGTACTGTAGCTCATGAAGTTGGTGGCCATGCTGGACATTCTGCAGGGTGGGGTTATGATGGATTATTAACTCCTGCTCAAGCAACAGCTTTAGATGCAGTTTTTACTAATTGGGAGGTTGATATGCTTGTAGATTTCGAGAACTTGAAAACAGCAGGCTCACTAACTACTTCCGATGCAAAAATAGATTGGTTGAATAGGTACATATTTTTCTTACCAATGGGAAATTTATCAGATCTTGAAAGCTTTAGATATAATCCAAGCAATATAGAGGATGAATTCTTAGCTAGAGTATATGCGATGATGGCATTGAATAAATGTATCACATTTACTGATGATATATGGCCTGTAATGAAAGCGGCTAATTCTGAGATTGGAAACATAATTCCTGAAGCTTTGGCGAAAGAGATAGATACAGAGATGAGAGAGAAGATGCTATTAAACTATCGGACTTATTCATAAATTCTGGCTGACGGAGTACCATAATTATATAAATAAGTCTATATAACAAGGAAACATCATGGCAAAACCTAATTCAAGATCGACATTGCAGGATTACTGCTTAAGAAATTTAGGCGCACCTGTAATTGAAATCAATGTAGATGAAGATCAACTAGAAGATCGTACAGATGACGCAATACAATTCTATCAAGAATTTAATTCTGATGCTGTAATACGTGAATACATAAAACACGAACTAACTTCAACTGATATAACAAATAGTTATATTACAGTTGCTGATAGTGTTACATCAGTTGTACGTTTGTTAAAGATTAATGCTACATCAGGTTCTACATTATTTGATATGGGTTACCATATGCGTATGAACGATATCTTTATGTTGCAAGGTTTAGGTACACAGATGACAGAGTTTACAATGGCACAACAGAAACTATCACTAGTTGACCATCTATTAAATAGCAGTGAACATATAAGATTCAGTAGACATATGAATAGAATACATATGGACGAAGGATTTGGTGGTTTAGTTGCTGGAAATTTTATTGTATTAGAAGTGTTTTCAGTTATAGCACCAGATAGTTTTACAGATGTATATAACGATCACTACTTAAAAAAGTATCTTACTGCATTAATTAAACGTCAATGGGGTGCAAACTTAATGAAGTTCCAGGACTTCCAGTTGCCGGGTGGAATAACTTTAAATGGCCGACAGATCTATGAAGATGCGATTGAGGAACTTCAAGGTTTAGAAGAAGAGGCTAGACTTATTTGGGCTATGCCAGACAACTTTTTAATGGGGTAATTAATGGCTACATCAGTTTATTTTTCGGGTGCTGTAAGATCTGAACAGGACCTGTATGAAGATCTTGTAACAGAAAGCATCAAAGTATTTGGACAGGACGTGATATATATTCCACGTACTCGTATATCAGAAGACGCTTTGCTCAACGAAGAGTGGAGTGAATTCACTCAAGCATTCCCAGTAGAAATGTTCTTAGAAAACGCTGAAGGTTTCGAAGGCGATGGTAACCTATTAGGTAAATTCGGTTTAGAGATTAGAGACCAAGCAAACTTTGTAGTAACTAAACGTCGGTGGGAACAAACAGTAGGTGTTAATATTAACACAGCTAGTATAGGATACACCGATAATAATAAACCTTCTGAAGGTGATTTGATTTATATGACAATGACTGAAAGATTATTCGAGATCAGATACGTAGAGCCTAAATCTCCATTCTATCAATTACAAAATCTTCCAACTTATCAAATGACTTGTGAGTTATTTGAATATAACGATCAACATTTCGATACTGGCTATGATGAGATTGATGCTATTGAATGGAAAAACGCTACATCATATAGTTATATTGTTGCTGCAGGAAGTACAGCATACCAACTTGGTGAACCAGTTAAACAATGGACAGGCTCTAATGATAGTGCTTCTCCGGCCGTAGCTATTAACATAGAGGGTTATGTAGCTGGTTGGGACGGTGATAACAATAGGATAACTATTATATCTCCACATCAAAGTACTAATGGTGATGGAACATTTATGACATTCTCTGTTCAGTCTGCTTCTACTAAGAAGTTAGTAGGTACATTATCTGGTGCATCTTTAAATATTGTAACAGATGAAACTACATCTATTACACAATATAACCAAGATGTATTTGCTGACAACGATGAATTCGAAGTTGCTGGTGATAGTGTTATAGACTTCACTGAAACTAATCCGTTTGGAGATCCATAATGTTTGCTAATCATTTTTATAACGAATCAACTAGACGAATGGTATCCGTGTTTGGATCTATCTTTAATGACTTAGAAGTTGTTAAAAAAGATTCAGCTGGAAAGATACTACAAAAAATTAAAGTACCTCTTGGTTATTCACCAAGAAGTAAAGTACTTGCACGTTTATCAGAACAAACAAGTGATCCGAAGATGGCAATTAAGTTGCCACGTATGTCATTTGAAATATCATCTATGGAATACGATGCTAATGCACGTGTATCTAAACATAAGAATTATACAAAGGTTGTTGTAGGTGATACAGTAAGCTTACATAAATTAGGTACTCCAGCTGTATACAAGGTTGGATTCGAATTAAATATTTTAGCTTCAACACAAGATGAAGGTCTACAGATGTTAGAACAGATACTTCCAATGTTTCAGCCTGAATACACAGTAACAATAAAAGATATTCCAGCAATGGATTTAACAACCGACACTCCTATTGTTTTAACAAGTGTTGATCTAAATGATGATTATGAGGGTGATTTAGTTACGAGGAGAGCTATTGTTTATACACTATCTTTTGAAACTCGTATTCGTTATTACAGAGGTCTTGGTAAGAGCAAACAAATTCTTCAAACAGAAGTTGATTATTCAAAGAATCCTAATCCTCTCCTTAGTAAATTTGAGACACAAAAAGTAGTTGGTACTACCACGAGCGATGGGGCTGGTGGATTCAAAGAACCATATACTGAAACACTTAACTTTTTTGACACCGACATATAGGAGATAATATGGCACATGAATTTCAAGCAAAATTAGTAAGAGTAGTTGATGGTGATACCATTGATGCAGATATAGAATTAGGATTTAATATATTCATGAGGGATCGCATCCGTTTAATGGGTATAGATACACCTGAGAGTAGAACAAGAAACCTACAAGAGAAATCTTGGGGTATGGCTTCTAAGCATAGATTAATAGAGCTTATGGCTGAAACCGATGGACACTTCGTTCTTCACACTGAAGAAATGAAGAAAGGAAAGTTCGGTAGAGTATTAGGTACTATTATGGTTAACGGCAAAGATGCTAACCAAGTACTAATAGATGAAAAACTTGCTATACCTTATCTTGGTGGTAATAAAGATGAGAGCCGTACGAAGTATGGTGTAGTAGACTTATGGAATACAGATTATGAAAACCCACAGGAACACGACGATGACCATGAACATGGCGACGAACCAGAAGGGATTGACTGGCACGCAGAGTAAAGTCGACTCGGACTACGAAAGAGTCCGAAGAGATTTATTTGACTTAGCGGGACAAGGTGACGAAGCTATAGAGCTTATGTTAGAACTTGCCCGTGAGTCAGAGCATCCGAGAGCATTCGAAGTTCTTGGTCAGTTAATTAAACAAAACGCTGAGATAGGCGAAAAGATTCTAAAACTCCACAAGACCAAGAAGGAAGTCGATAAAGAAGACGATACACCTACTGCTCTTGCTGGACCAACTAACAACAATGTATTCATAGGCTCTACAGCTGAACTACAAAAAATGCTACGTGATGAGGAAGTAATTGAACAGGAGCCAGATTTATTTAAAGAATGAGTAGAGAAACTAACTACCTAGGCAATCCTAATGTAAGGGGTGCTGATGTAGAACATGCATGGACTAAGAAAGAACTAGTTGAATATAAGAAGTGTTTAGATTCACCTCAGTACTTTGCAAAGAAATATTGTAAGGTAATCCATTTAGATAAAGGTTTAATACCCTTTAAGCTATACCCGTATCAAGAGAAAATGTTTGAATCATTTCAAGAGCATCGATTCAATATCGTTCTGGCATGTCGTCAGAGTGGCAAATCCATCGCTGTTGTAGCTTATCTTCTATGGTATGTAATCTTTAAGGGTGAACAAGTTGTAGGTGTGTTAGCAAACAAGAATGCTATTGCAAGGGAAATGCTATCACGTATTACTCTTATGTTAGAGAACCTACCATTCTTTCTACAACCAGGGTGTACAACACTAAACAAAGGCTCTATTGGCTTCTCAAACAATAGTAGAATCATTGCTGCTGCAACATCATCAAGCTCAATTCGTGGTATGTCACTTAACTTAGTATACCTTGACGAGTTCGCATTCGTTGATAACGCTACAGAATTCTATACATCAACCTATCCGGTTATATCATCTGGTAAAACATCTAAGATCATTATCACATCTACAGCGAATGGCATAGGTAATATGTACCATAAACTATATGAAGGTGCATTGCAAGGAACAAACGAAT